CTCCAACCCAGCGACTCCGTTTTAACAGTAGCCGCAAAAAGGTAAATCTAGACTTTGGTTAAATCCAAGGACCTAGATCTACCCACCGACGAACAAGGATGCGGAATCTTGCAACCTTGGTCCTACATGGCAGAGGAATGTTATTACCTTCCTCGCGTCCCTCTGAGAGATCTGCAATTGCCTTATTGCCTATCCCTCCGAAACCCATCTTGCGAAGCTTAGCTAGCAAGACTCCGTCTCCCTCCATATGAAGGGTACGCGGGACCAGACCGTAAACGGGAATCAAATATCCTTCGATTCCGTTTTCGGCTCGCTTTGGCGAACCGGCCTCATCAAAATTAACGACAAGGCCTAAATCACCATAGCCTTCTGAGATCAAAGGGACATTGCGTCCAAGAGATCTGCGAAGAAGTGTCCAACAACCCCGAAAGCGAGCATCACAGCTATTATAGCTATAGCGATGAGCAAGCCTGCGGACGTTATTGGCGAACTTGAGAACTTCTGATCGTCCAATGAGTTTTTCCTTTAGGAAAATGGGCTTGATGTCAACACCATTCCAGAAGTGAGAACCGCAAGATTCGCGATAGTACGAGTTAGAGTAACTCTTACTCGTATTTATTTTGAATCCAACGTCCTCACAAACAGAACGGTAGAGATCAAAGGACCTAGACGGTATGATAACGTCATCACCGTAGACACTGATTGTCTTTTTATCTAAGCCTAGTTGTTGATTCACACCAACGGCTAGTGCATAGAAAATCAGGCTTTCAAGTTCAAAAGTGAAGCCGTTACCCATACTGCTGAATTTATTAAATTCAGCAGTTTTACCATCTAGCATGTAAGCGCTTGATCTGAAAGTCTCGAGGACTGTAAGCCAGTCACCAGGGATTAATTCCCTGACTATTGACTTACTGACTGTATCACTAGCAGACGAAAAATCGACTGTCGCTAAGCTGTTAAACTTAGAGGCAATACGAGCCTTTCTCTGATTGTGAGTCTGGTCATCCAGATCAATTCCTTCCTTTCGAAGCCTCGACCGAATCATCGAACCAATGCCTTTTTGAAACCAGAGATTCATTCCTGGTTCAATAGCTATGGTTCTATCGGTCTTCGAGTTCTTAGGAACGGTAACCACTTTCGAAAAAGGCTGAGTCACAAAATCGCGTATCCATAAAGGATATACGATATTGAACCAGCTTTTAACAAAAGTAAGCGCAGAAGGTGTTATATGAGATTCAATCTCATACTTTGTTGGGGCAGTTGCATCACGCCTTTTAATTGACGTGGAAGCACCTGGGCCCCAGTTGCACGCATCGACGAATGTTTCAGGTACAAAATCGCCTAAAATCCTGGCAATGACGGTCCTGGCAGTGAGCAACACACTGTGTGTTGTGCTGTTAAAGAACCGGCCGGTGATAATGCGACGATTTGTAGCCTTAGTAATCGTTTCGCATTCTCGAAACGTTTCTAATGCCTTCGATCTGAGATCGATAGACGTATTTAGGAACGTTGCCTTAGACAGCAGTTTAGTACTGGCTAAAGCGGTACGAGCGGACTCCAAATCGTTGTAATGATAAGGATTAAACTCGAGACCAGCAAGCTGCTCGTGC